CCTTGGTGTTTTTACCAGAAGTAATAGTAGGATAAACAGATGCAAAGAACGAGTCAGCAACGTGATTTGGGACAAACGCGAACTCGTCGAGAAAGAGGATGTTGAACGACATACCTCGGACAGCACTTGCAGACGTAGAAGCTGCCAATATCTTACTGCCATTTTCTAATTCCAGAGATCCTTTGTTCCATGCTATGATACCTTGTTGCATCCAGCGTGGCAAGTTTTCATATGCAGTCTGTAACCTTCCAAGAAGTTCTCTTGCGGTTGCTGCTTTGTTTGCCAGGATGCCAATGTTTACGCTGTCATTGAATACAGCATAATGCAAAAGGTAAGATACGACTGTAGTGGATTTACCAGTTTGTCGTGGCATCTTACAGATATTAAATCTGTTATTGTGGAAGTTGTTAATTAACTTCTCCTGGAAATGATATGGGTGGAACTGAGTCAAACCCTCATCAAGAGAAACAATCTTAATGTAATTGTTAGCAAAATAAACCGGATCCTCTTTACATTTGAGGAACTCGATAACTTGTTCCTCCGTAAATTCAATCGGAGTATTTGCTTTTTTTAGATTAGGATTGCCAAGGTATACATTATCAGACATAAGTTATCAGCAGTTCCAGGCTCTCAGTGATTTATTGATTCTGCTATTTGGATCGTTAGCAGTTTTTGCTGAAGTAAGTTTTTTCTTCATTCCCTTCATTCGAGCGCAGAAGGACTTGCGACGGGGATTTCCAACCTTTTTGCTTGGTGCCTTAAGGTCGCTTCCTGGATTTTCTCTTTCGTAAGATTTTCTGCCTTTCTCGTTAAGACCGCCAGATTCGGCCTTACCGGACTTTTTTGTCCATGCTGCTCCTTCTGCGTGAAGAACTGGTTCTCCTGGTTCATAGTCGGAAACTGTGAAATTTAGTAGTTTCGCGCCAGGATATACTCTACCAATTTGATCTTGTACATCAGATCTCGTGGGTAATGAGACCTGAGGGAAGAACATCTTCAGCATGATTGTAGAACTTCTAAAACGGAAGACCACGTTGACAAGGTTACCAGTCTTTGCGGGCATTCTTACTGCCTCTTCAATTGCTGGACATTCCTTCTTGCCATGTACTGGACACTCCTCACCTTTATGGTTGTGCATACAACCTTTTTCTTCTTTAACTAAAGGTTCGGCTTTAATGATGTCAACGGTTTCAATCTCACGGGGTTTGAAATCTTGTGCATCTTGAACAAGAATACCACCAGTTACTTCTTCCTTTTTCACACAACGATTATAAGTCTTTCCGAAGAGTTTCTGTGTGCCTTTCTTCTCGTAACCAGGCCAACACTTCTGTCCCTTCTTCTCTTCGAGTTCAAATTCTTCTTTCTTGGTTTTGGTGCCCCAATTTTTAGCACCGACTTTACGACACTTGACCAGTGCTCCTGACGCATATGCACTTGGCCAAACTGAATAACGAGACTTGACTTTATGGTAGCAAGCATCTTTCTTGCCTTCTTCAATATCAATCTCGTCTCCAATTTCTACATTATTTTCTGCGAACCATCCACGGTTTACTTCTAACGCGCACAGCACTTCTCCATCCGAAGTGACTGGGGATTCGTCAAATGGTTCCAGTGGTTTAATACTATCGATAATGCCATCCTCTCTGATGAAAGCAATATCAAGAGGAATTCTTGTTTCAGTCATATGGAATGACTGTTGTGCTACTTCGTCAAAAATGAAAAGCATTCCGCTGTTTACATCTAAACTTTCGCGGAACATAAGTCCCAAGTTAAAATCTCTAATGTTATTGGGAATTTCAATATCGAGTGGCAGAGTTACAAACTCCGTGCTTTCTTTTACAGATTTCATTTTTTTCTCGTTTGCAACACTGTGATCTTTACCTGTTCTGAATTTAGAATCTGGACCGAATCCAGATTTAGCAGAACCATACTTATCTTGCATGTGGCGAATCATGCGCTTAGATCTATCAAACTTGTCAAGACCTTGCTTATCATACTTAGGTGCTTTTTCAAGAATTGTCTCTTCAGTCTTCACGTTGATTGCCTTCCCTTTTCTATCAGGATTTGGGTCCTTACGGTTCTTACGACGGAACGCTCTTTCCTCTTCATCTTTTGAGAGGTTACGCTTCATTTTGCTTGAACCGCACTTTGGTTTTGTGGTCTGTCCTGGTTGTCTTGCACAGGGTTTTCCTGCGTATTTGCCACCCAGTTGAACCCAACCAGGCTTGCCATCAGAAGACTTACTCTTGCTAAACCAGTCACGCAGAGAAGAATCACCACTTTTGTTCTCTTCACTTACACCACCATTACCATTTCCACCGTTACCATTACCATTTCCGTTGCCATTGCCATTTTTTGGTTCATCATCTATAGAATGACCATTCTCTTTACGAAGATAACCAGCACGGCCTACCATTTTATAACCCTTGGGAATGGGTTTACACTTTTCATCAGTGTAGCAATAATATTGCCCTGCTGGACAACGACCGTTCTTTTTCTCTTCGTTCATCTCTTTAGTCTTTTTCTTCATAGAGTTGATAAACTTACGATAGACTGCTGCCTCTGAAGTCTTACCCATTTCTCTTGCTCTTTGTTCCATAGCAACAGCT